CAATCTAGTGCTAAACCCTTTAAGTAGTGACTACGGTTGGTTTTCTCGTTCTGATAATGTTCGAGCTTTATGACTTCTTCTGGTAAATGTATTCTTTTAGCCTCACCGTCTAGCACTTCGTGTATAATTCTGACCCATTTTAGTTTAGTCCGGTTGTAAAACTTAGAATGTAAAAACTCTACGACTGGTTTACCTTCGCTATCGTGTGCAAATACAAAGTTATACTCAAACTGTTCAGCTCCTCCCTGTATTTCCTTGTTGATAGCGTCTATATCAAGACTAGTATACACCTCGTCACAATCAGGCATTGCTATCATATCCTGTTCGGCTAGGGTTGAGGCGTAATTCCGAGCGGCACTGTAATTAAAAACAGTATCGTTCGCTTGAACAACACTGTCTTCACCTTCTTCTACAAAGAAGTCGTTGATTGCTTTAGCTTGGTCGGCTGTAATGGTGTGGATAAACCTAGAACCAACCTCATCAACCACTACACCAGCGTCTTTTGCTACCTGTACGGTATTGTCTGTGCTACCAGTGTCTACCAAAAAAATCTTACCACCACGTTCTATAAAGTTTCGTAGCGATGATAACAACCTTGGTAGCGTGTGTTCCTCATTTCTTGCAATGAGTACAACATCAAATAGTGGTTTCATTAAGTTCATTGTATCGTAGCGTCTAAACCTTGTCTACACCTCGTCTAAATTGATAATCGCAGTTGTCTTTGTGTACTTAGTGAAACAAGTAGGATTCTGACAAATAGCAGAGGCGTATCCTACGCCACTTGTTTCGTAATAACTCCAATTAAGAGCTTGCTCGTGGCAAACACCTGTGTCTTTGACTGCTTGTATTTCTTCTTGTGTCATATGTATATTATAACATAAATTATTAAATATTACCTGTGGTGAATACGCCCACCTTCGTATGCCAACCTATCTTTACACGAATAACTCCATATCGCTGAAGCGGTAGCAACACCTGCGGATGAGTTTACCTCTAACCATAACTGAGTGTTAGGAATTGGGACTCCTACAAAGTTGTATCCAGCTATTAGTGACCCCTCTGAGCTTGCAGACGTAGCTGTCCCTGAAATAGTTGTGTTGAATCCTGGCTGACCAAGAAAAGTATATGACCTAAATGACCTACTTTGTCCGACACCAGGAGCTACATCAAGTTTGACGTGATTATTAAGAGCTACCCATCTGGTATTTGGTCGATTGTATTTACCTAGAGCCGAGAGCATAAGAGAAAAGCCTGTGGCAATGTAGTTATAGAATGGTCCGACGGTCATATTGCTAGGGCTATTGCCTGAGCAGATAAATAGACTTGGATTGTCGGGTTTGAAAATAATCCCACACTTGATACGCACGTTTGATGTTGTTCCACCCTCGTCAATTCTAAGTGATACTGTATCCCCTGCGGCGACTGTAAAAGAGTGAGCGAAATCTGATGCTGTAGTGTCTGAAGCTCCTGAGATAGTACAAGTAATCGTAGTGTCCACCCCATTCTTAACTAGAGTATAGATACGACTATCGCCTGCCCCTGGTGGGTCTATCTGATAGGCGTATAACCCTGTAAACGTCCCTGACATTGGCATCACGAGAGAAGCATCGAACTCAGTGTTAGTGTCTCCTGACGTGTCCCCACTCATTGAGATATATCTTCCACTAGACGCTAGTACCACACCACTACCTGAGCTTGGCAGGATAATCGTTTCAGTGTTGTCGTCAGTATCGTAGCCAATATCCCACTCAAACGAGCCGTTGGTTGGTGAGCCTGTAGGAGTAGCCATTAAAGAGATTAAATCCCCTGCGGCAAAATCAACCGAGCCGTAGGCTTCTACGACTGGGTTTCCATTGGTCAGTGTAACTTCAAGACTAGTATCAGCTCCGTTTTTGCGGATAGTAAACTTTCTGGTCTTACCTGACCCTGGGTCTGTTCCACCTACTCTGAGATACCTAAAAGTCCCTGCGGTTGGCATTGGCACAGTAACGTATGTTTCGTCTATCTGCCAACCTGACCGCCCTGGGCCATAGATAGCATTATATCGAACAGCAGAGTTAGAAGGTGCGTCTGAATCACCACAGACAAAGAACTTCATACTAGCTCTCTATTGTGTAGTATGAAACTAAGATACGAACTTCACCACCAGTACCAGGGGTGTCAGAAGTGATACGTAAATCTTCACCATCTGCCCCAACCCCAAGTATTCCACTACCGTCACCTCGGGAGTACGAATCACCAGGTATCATTGCTGGGTGAGTTCCGACAACACCAGTAGTAGTTGGAGTTGTTGTAGCAGCAAATCCCACTCTGAAACTGACAGGACTTGGGGAGTAAGCGTCGTTAATCACTTGAATCTGAGTAACAACAATCTTTGTGCCTGAACCAACAGTAATGACAGCTGTGTTGGTCTGAGCTGCGGTATAACTAGCCTCTGAAGTTAATATGTTAGGGTGTCCACCAATCACGAAAGGCACACCTGCTCGGTTGGCGTAGAGCTTAGTTCTAGCTCCTGACGCTACCGCAGTTGGGTTAGTTCCGTGTGCAATAGCTTCTATTCCGACCTGTACAGGGTTACCAATATTTGTGTCCCCACTTGCTACGTTTCCAACTACTCTATTTAATAATGACTGTAAAGACATACTAAGTTATTTCAACTCCAAACACATTGAACGAACAAGTCGCTGCTGTGTTGTAAACTCTGATTTTATCAGTGGTAGCTAAGGTAATACCTAAGGTGAAGGTGATTGTGTCATTGCCTTGAATTGCAGCATCATAAGCAATGTATTGAGCGGTGGTATCCGCTGCCCCTGCAATTGCTACTGATATTCTAAATGTCGTAGCTGTGGCACTTTGGTTAGCCACTGTGATTGTGCTAATTGAAGCACTTGTAGCACCAGGTACAGTGTAAATATCGGTCAGTGTGGTAGCTGACGGCTTACTCTGTCCTAGTATCTTAAACGTATCTGCCATACTAAGAACCCATAAAAGTAAATAAACGTGCTATTGAGCCATCTCCGCCACCGCCAGCCGGTCCGGTGTATCCAGTGTATCCAGTAGGACCTTGAGTGCCAGTATATCCAGTGAACCCTGTAGGACCTTGCAGACCGGTATATCCGGTATAACCAGTTGGTCCAGTTGCTCCTGCTACTCCTTGCGGTCCTGTGTAGCCTGTATACCCCGTATAACCAGTAAAATTGCCCGGTCCGGTATAACCGGTGAACCCTGTATATCCCGTAGGACCAGTGGGACCGATTGACCCATTGGCTCCAGTGTCGCCCGTATCCCCTGTATACCCAGTGTAGCCCGTGTAGCCCGTAAAGTTGCCTGGACCTGTGTATCCAGTGTAGCCTGTATAACCAGTAGCTCCGGTAGGTCCAATACTTCCAGCACTACCAGTATCCCCTGTATAGCCTGTTGGTCCAGTATAACCTGTGTAACCGGTAAAGTTCCCTGGACCTGTATAGCCGGTATACCCTGTGTACCCTGTTGGTCCAATGTTCCCTTGCGCTCCAGTATCTCCAGTGTAACCAGTAGGTCCTATTGCTCCTGACGAACCTGTGTCACCTGTATATCCTGTCGGTCCTGTGTACCCTGTAGCACCTATTGGTCCTTGTGGACCAGTGTATCCTGTATATCCTGTCGCTCCAGTATCACCAGGTGTTCCACCATCTCCCGTGTACCCCGTATAGCCTGTTGGTCCTGTTGACCCTACAGCACCGCTAGGACCTGTGTAGCCAGTAAAGCCGGTTGGTCCAGTAGCTCCATCAGCTCCGTTATCACCTGTATAACCTGTGTACCCCGTATAGCCTGTGTATCCAGTAGGACCAGTTGAACCACCACCTCCGCCATTAGTAAACTCTAAACCAGTTTCATCTGTCTTGACTGTAACTACTTTACCAGCTTGACCAATGTATGAATCAGGCGCATCAGCCAGTGAAGTAAACAAACGAACAGCACCAGCAATACCTAAGATTTGTTTCCCTAGATACTTCTTAATGTTCTTGATAGCAGAAGCATCAAGCCTATCCTCCCCCTCTAAACTCTGTAGCTTGTTTACTATGTCAGTTGGACTATCAGGGCTACCAGATGGACCTGTTGCACCCGTAGCTCCATCATTACCAGCGTCACCTTTAGGTCCAGTGTACCCAGTAGGTCCAGTAGCACCGTTTTTACCCTCATCACCCTTTTTACCAGCGTCACCTGTATAACCAGTGTAACCAGTCGAGCCAGTATCACCCGTGTAGCCTGTATAGCCAGTGTATCCTGTGTAACCGGTTGGACCTATCGCTCCTTCTAATTCTTCCCTTGGGATGTCAATCTCAATCTCAGTTTCTGATTTTTTTTTTACCTCATCTGAGAGTGATTTCAGTGCGTCTATCGTCTTATTCAGTCCGTCATATAAGAGCAGGTCGGTGTCTCCCGACTGCTTGGCTTCTGTGTAGATTTTGAGAAGCTTCCTGTCCATTATTGTAGTTTACGCATCAGACTAGCTGGTGGCTGACTAGGTAATTCAGCTGTAGGTTGTTTGACTTTACCCTGTTGGGCTGGGTTTTGAATCGGCTCACCATTAGGTACAGGTGAGGTCTGAGGCTTCATCATATACTTGTCAGTGTTATCACGGGTCTTTTCAAACGAACCTAAGAGTAAGTCACGTGTTACAGCTTCCTTGTCAGTCAATGGGTTAGCCATTGCTAAAGCGTACTCCTCTAACTGCATAGCCTTAGTCAGAGCATCACTCTTAGGCATTGCTGCTTCTGGGCTGATACGAACCTTGAACTTCAACTTGCGGAACAATGTAGGGTTGACCTTGCAAATCTCTAGGTTTTCATCTGTTTCTAACTCCTTATCATAGAGTTCGTAACTTGCAGCCAATTCTTCCTCCTTAGACTGTTTCTCCATTGGCATTTCCATATCAAACTCAATCTGACGTGTCCTAGCTTTACCCTCTACGTTCTTTTCAGGCAATAAGAACTTACGGAACTTCATCACCCCATCACCATCTTCTAAGTCCATTACTTGCGCTACTGTCATATACTGCAAGATGTCGCCAACTCGTAATTGACCAAAGTCTTTGACTAAGAAACCAATCATCTTAGCGAACATACCAAGCATCACTCTAGCGTTAGCTTCTACTCGGCTGACTTCGTAAGCTGTAGGGTTGCCAGAAGGCTCTTGACCAGATACTAAGCTGTCAGTTGAGCTTTCTGATACAGAACTTTCTACCTTTTGCAAAGTATTAAATCCAGCTGATAAGTTATTATTAGTGTTAATGGTTTGGAAACTAGCTTGACCCGTAGCGTTATCAAGGGTTGTCACCACTCCAGGGGCTATGACTGGGCTACCAATCTCCTCTGAACCTATAACTACTGACGGTGGCATAATTTGTAGGAAAGTACCATCGATAATCATTCGGTAAAGAGTGTTGATGACTTCCTCATCTGGTGCTGTCTTAAACGGTAGTGACTTGTAATAGAAGAATCTACCCTCATCAATCAATTCAAATCCAGTCTTAACAAATGGATACATCTTGTCTTTACGTGGGTTAGGTTGGTCTGGGTCGTCGAGTAAAACACCATTCACAAAGGTTAGCTTAAGGTCGGCTGTGCGGTTGTAGTAAATGACTTCTTCTACCAATCTACCTTGTAAGGCATCATCCCATTGCTCGTAAAAGGTATTCTCCTCGCCTACGTACAAGTATTGAATTCCAGGTGTTACGTACTTATTGAATATGTCGTTATCTGCGTACTTCTGTTGAGCTACTGTGTAGTCAATCACTCTACGCCATATCAAGTAAGGTTGGCGTTGTATGTCAAACTCATAAGGGTTAGCAATCCATAACTCATCAACTGGTACTAAACTATCTTGAAAGCCACTCATCACTTCATCTAGTACCTTCTTGACATTCCAAGAGCCATTATCTGCCATTTCCTTAATGTTTCTGAACCGCTCGGTGTACTCTGTGTGAATAATCGCTGCTGGGTTTACCAACGCTCCAATGACTGTAAACAAAAAGGTGCGGTCATATCCTTGACCACCATTGCTGTTGTCATTAGCCCACTCCATTATGTCCCTCATTATCTTGCCAGCTTCTCGGTCTTCTTCATCATTATCGTTCTGGGCGTAGATTTTAGGGTAAATAATACTAGCTGCCACGTGTGCAGCCATAGCAATTATCTTATTACGAACAATAGGGCGGAAAGCATTTGACTTCCACGCTTGTGCTGGGTCTTCACTCTGTTGACTGACAAACTGATTCCAGCTCATCTGGTCTAAAGACTGTCTGTCTAACAGTGAAAGATTGTTGAACTCTAAATACGGCTTATTGTGTAGCTCGTCAGCTAAACCAAACTCTCGCAAGACTTGCTGTGTGCGTGTCTTTACTTCGTCTGATGGATTATAAGCACTTGGTTTGGCGGTAATCCGACCATTTTTATCAGTCGGTACTTCTAGGTTTAATATCACAAATCATAATCGTAGCTTTACTAAATAAGGTCGTTTATTTGTTCGACGTATAGCTTAAGTATATCAGAAAATTGCTCCTTAGTGAAATCCTGTTCAGGTAATCTAACTGTCTTGCCAGCGATTAGTTGTCCGTCTTTCTTAACAATGATTGATAAAGCGTTATCGGGAATGTCCATAATACATTGGTTTAGGTTTTATATTATATCCAAGTGTTTGATAGTTTGGAATAAACTGTTTTGTTCCGGCTTCTTTCTTGCCGTGCATAGAAGTAATAGCGTAACGGATACTATCCATACTGTGACTGAACTGATGCTCTGGTACATTGAGTATTTTACCATTTTTGTCAGTTTCCCATAAGTAGTTGCGATACTCTCTGATGATATTCAATGACCGTTGTGTGACCATTATGCGCTGGTCTTGTACTAACTGTATTCCTTGGTTGACACTATCTTTGCCTTTGACTGACGGGATAATCAAAACTCCATAGCTTTTAATCTCATCAATCGACTTAGGTTCTGCTGAATCAGCCACACATAATACTTTCTCGTTAGTCAGTAAAATGTCAGCTATCTGCTTATTGCTCAAGCCTTTCTGGTAGGCTATCTCATCTAAGATATACGCATCATTGTATTTGTATACAGCCACAATACTAGTCGGGTCGTTAGAATACCCAAAATCTACACCGATTCTTAGCAACCTAGCCTCTGGTGGGATTGCTTCCATTATCACCCAGTCTTTATAAATCTTGCCTTCTACTTCACCTAGTTGACCTTCTCCATATACTTTCCACCAGCCAGGTCTATTCTTACGTTGCTCAATTGATTTAACAATCTCAGGGTCTAAGGCTTCGTTGTCTTTGTAGGTTAAGATAATCTTTTCTACGTCATCTCTATGTCCTTCTACGTCTGTGTAATACCAAAACTCATTGACCGGATTCCAGTCAAGATATATCTCTTTTAAGGTTCTAACCTCTAACTGTTCAAAGGCTTCGAAAGGTGTGTTGTTAGCCTCATTTAAGAATAATCGCTTACGCCTTGGTCCACGTGTCTTGGATGGTTGGTCAGCACTAAAGAACTCTAGGATTGCGCCTGTTTCAAACGTATAGATAAAGTCTGACTTATTCCATCTACTAGGCACAAAGTAGTTTTGTGTCTGCATTATAGACAGAAAGTCCCTCATAGCTCCTCGTTTCAAGTGGGGGAATGATTCAGATACTACAGATGTTATATCACCTGGTTTATCCCTTTGGCACGCATCTATTAGCACTTGTAAAGTACCAATAGTCTTACCAGCAGATGTGCCACCTTGAATACAGCGTATTCTTTTAGTCAACGATGCTATCTTTTTGGTCGCTGTCGTTATGGCGTATGACATTTAATAATGGGATAGGCTTATTGTCTGAGGTTACGTCTAGTTTATCTCCGTATTTCTTTGGTATTTTCTTTGACAGAGACCATTTAATAGTATCAATCTGTAGCTTTCTAGCCTGTACCCTAGCACCATCAGATTTATCATCTCCGACTATATCTGAGACAGAGTAATCTGCTAATTCTCTGAGTTCATCAAACTCAACTTCTGCTCCAATCTCCTTCGCACTAGCGTATTTCTTGGAAAACCCTTGCTTATCTTCTAAAACCCAAGCGTGAACAGTAGAAGCATTAGGCATACTTTCATCTTTGCAAATCTGTTTAACACTCTCACCTTCTGAGATTCTTCGACAGATTTCCATTGCTAATTCTTCTGTATAAATCGTTGGTCTTGCCATATTATACCTCTAATACCGGTACACCATACACTGTTTTACCAGCCTTTAGGCTTAATAAAGACAGTTCTGTTGCTGTACCTACTAACGTATCATCTTCTTCTACCACACGACTAGCCAGCACACGGTCTAGCTCCTTGCGGTCAGAATATGTACTGGCTTGATACTCCATTATTTCTTCTTCTTGGCTTTAGGTGGCACACTGGTCTTACCGGTGGCTTTCTTCATTCCCATTGCCATTTGCTTCCTTGGTGATACTTTCATATCGTTGTTTAGTTAATAATTTATAATCTCTAGTCCGTTTCCTTCTAATAACTTGCTTACACCGCCAGTGTCTTTTTTTGGATATACTCTCTCTGGTATCTTCACGACCACAGTCGGGACAGGTGTATGGT